TCTTTTCTGCGATTTCTTTTGTTATGCCTGCCATTTAGATACCTCCCGACACAACACGACGCCCTGCTCTGCGCGCCGGTTGCACTTCTGCCTCTTCCGGCTTTTTCAGGATCGGGTTTGCAATTTCCAACGCCGCCGTGTTGTAATTTCGAAGGTCCAAAGGCTCGTTTCGTTTAAGGCCCTCTTTAAGTTCCCACACAATCACGGGCCGCCCTTTACGGAAACGAATTACCATTTGTTCAGATGTCAAGCCTTTAAAATAATCTTCGTCGTACCCTGCTTCTTCGTTGAGCGGAAAATGGCAGTAGTTTGCGCCCTTCGCGGCCACCTTGAGCCGCTGATACACAAGCCCTTTGCCAGCATCTACGCCGATGATAAACAGCGGCACCTTCACACGATTGTTTCGCGTCGGATTTCGAATAAACGGAACATTTGCGCCGCCCATGCCCTTAATCGCAAAAACGCGTCGCGCCAAGCGCTCTTGAGCGAATCTGTATACCTGATCTGTATGGTGGCCGCCAGAATCGATGCAGCAGGCCAGCGGCTGCAATGTCGTGCCGTCTGCCTTACGCCAGCTCCGCAGCAAGAAATCATCCAGATCATCCCATACCTGCTGTTTAAGCATATCGCCATAGATTTTTTGGTATCTGATGCCCCAAGATTCTTTGCCTTCGCCCCAGCCAACGATTTCCGCCTCAAATCTATCATCTTGCACGTCAACCGCAGCTGTCAGCACAATCACATCATCCGGCACTTCTGCCGCATAGATTTCGCGGCGGCTTATCAGCTCAGTATCGTCTACGCGCTCGCCAGGCTCTTCCCATACCTCGCCAAGCTCCGTATTTACCCAGGTTTTCATCAGCTCCGGGTCGCCGTGATCCAGAGCATCCTTTGCCAGCAGAAACTTTTTAACCATTTCATCCCAGTGACAAAATGGTGATGCCAGCGTATTCAGGTGAAATCCTCGTTCTTCTGCATCAGGTTTGTTCGCAATAAACTTTCCACATTTCCCTTGCTTTTTCCAGTCGTATTCGCCCGCAAGACAGCCGCACCGCTCACAGCGATACGTTACGTTCTTCGGGTTCTCTTTGTCGAAAATTACATTTCCCCACACAAGCGGCTGAAGGTGGCCGCATTCCGGGCACGGGACGTTCCATTCCTCCTGCGTGCTGACGGCATATTGTTTTTCTATCCTGCTTTTTCCCTTGATCGTTGGCGTACTCACCATCACGGTTTTACGATCCCAAAAAGCTGTCTGGCGCTTGCGTGCCAGCGAGAGCGGGTCGCCCTCGGTGCCGGCGCTCGGTGGGTATCTGTCCACCTCGTCGGCCAGCAACACCTTGATCGGGCGGCCTGCCAGATCGGTCGCGCTGTTCGCGCCTACGATGGTGATGCGCCCGCCGGGGAAAACTTTCTGCATAATGGTGTTGCCGCTGTATCGGCTCTTCGTGTCCACCTTGTTTTTCAGCGCCGGCGTATCACGTAGCATGGGTGCCAATCTATCTTTACTGAATGTTTGCCCCATGTTGATCGTGGGCTGCATCACCAGGATAGGCGCCGGTGTGTAGTCCATGTAGTAGCCAATTGCGTTCAGGATGATGTCGGTTTTCCCGATCTGTGCCGCGCTCATGATTAGCACATCGCGAATGTGTGGGTCGCCGATTGCGTCCATGATCTCGCGCTGGTAGGGTGCCTTGTCCGTGTGCCACTGCCCCGGCTCCGCGCTGGCCTCCGGGCTAAGCCGTCGTTCGCGGTCTGCCCACTGCGAGAGCGTCAGCGTCGGCGGAGGTCGAACCGTTGCCAGGCATCGCGCCACCAGCTCCGCCGTGTTCGGTGCAATGTCAACCACGCGTTTGCTGTGCTTCTTCATTCCTCGTCACCGCCCTCTTCGGGTCGTATCTCTGCAAAAGTGTCACAAAGTGACACCTTCCTGTTCTGCCGTGGCCGCGCCTCTGGCCGGTGCTGCTTCTTGTTCGGCGTTCAGTTTTCCGCCGTCTTGGTGCGCTGCCTTATCCACCACCAGTATTCGGATAATGCACTCTGGGAATGGGCAGAGGATCTTCGTCTCGTTCAGCCTGGTTGCCCATACGCATCGCTTGCACCAGGCTTTGTTGTATTTCTTCATTCGCCATCACCTCGGCCATGCCCGCCTCACGAAGTATCGTTTCCTCCATTTCGAACAGCGCGTTTGCCTTTGCCCTTTGTACGCATTTCTTGATCACCTTCTTCTGTATCTTCGTCATACAAAGTCGCCTCCGTTATTGCCAGTGCGTTGTCGTACTGGCTCAATTCTTCCAGCGCCTCGTCCAGTTCTCTTTTCAGCAGGTCGAAAATGTTCGCCTGTTGGCCGCCCATCGTCGCCAGCTGCGGGGACAGCTTCGCGGGCAGCGCCAGCACGCGCGCCCGGAAGTTCAAGAGGATTGTTTTCAATGCTTTTTCGATGTCCTTGCCCTCGTGCAGCTCGCCCTTGCGCAGCCGGTTTTCCATCTCCACGCTTTCCCGCTTCGCCCGCGTCAGCATCACCCGTTCGTCGGTCAGGTTGCCCTTGCTGCTCGTGGTGCGCAGGTAGCGGATGTACTGCTTCACGCACTTCTTGAGGTCGTAGGCTCCGGGCCGTTCCTCGTCGATCACGCCCTCGTCGCGCAGTTGGCGCACCCGGCGCTCCGATAGATCCAGCCACTCCGCAAGGAATTTGCTCGTGTACAAGTTCATGCCGTTCGCCGCCTTCCTCGTGCCGCTGTGCGCCTCCACGAAGAAGTGTCACTAAGTGACACCATCTCCCGTGCGCCCTGCTACCGACATTTTTGTCGGTCGCTGTGGCCGGTCCGCCTCTCCGCAAAAAAAGTGTCACTAAGTGACACCCTCGCTGCCTTGCCCGGCCCACCATCTTGTTGCCCTCAACAAAATGCCCGCGCGCTTATTCGTTCGCAAGCTCTATCAGCTCGCGCGCCTCGTCGCTCATTTCCTCGCCCACGTCTGCGTCGCCCATCACGCCGATTGCGCGCATCCGCATCAGTTCCAGCCTCTTGTTTTCCAGTTCCATGCGCTGGGCAAACTCTTCGGCCTGCCGCAGTGCGTTGCTGATTGTGGCAATGCGCCCTTGCACCTTGTTCAGCGCATCGCGCAGCTTCATGATCCGCGCGAATGGGCTATCCTTCGTGTACATACCCATCGTCTGGTTTTTGCCGTCGATCTTCTCCGGGCCTCGCCCGCCCGGCTCGCGCATATCCAAAACGCTGGTCGTGTGCAGCTGGTCCTCCGGCTCACCTTCGTACCGCGCAATCGCGTCAAGGATTTTCTTCTCCTGCAACTTGAGCACCTGCATCTCGTGTTGCATCGCCGCCTTGCTTTCAAGCGGGGTCCGCGCCACAAAATCAAGTTCTTCTTCGGTCAGCTTGTCAAAGAAGATTCGGCTATATGCGCCGTCCTTTTCGGCGTTCGTGTTTCCCACCGGGGCGCCGCCGCCCTTGTTGCCCTTGGCGTTCTTATTGCCGGGCTGCCCGCCGCGCTTACGGGTCACGGCTTCTTCCCATTTATCTTCGCCTTTCCATCTTCGCACTGTGGCATAAGGCACATTGATTTCCTCGGCGTAAGCGCGTAGATTGACGCGCTCGCCTTTTTCCCGCCTGGCAACATAGTTAGCCTTGGCGGTGTCTCTCGCGTCACTCCGCTTCGGCATGATTTATTCCTCCAAAAACAAATGCCCCGCAGCGTTTTGCCGTGGGGCTTCATATTCTTCGTTGTATCAAGTATAACACAAAAATCGTCTCATGAAATCTCACTTTTTTATTTGCGCTCAAGTGGCGCTTTCTCGCGGGCACCCGTTGTATACAATGGGTGCCTGGCATTGTTTTAACCCCCCTCCTTTTTTCTTTCGCCCGGCTCTCGGAAGGAGAAAAAAACTCTCAAACCTAGAAAAATTTCGCGCTTCCGAACCCGCTTTAAATCGCGCGCGTGTGCGCAGTACCTTCGCGCGGGCGGGCGCGCGTCGTGTGCGCGCAGGCGCAGGCAGGCGCGGGCGCGGGCGGGTGCGCATGGGCGGGCGTCGGCGCGCAGGTGTCCGGGTGCGGGCGCGCGGGCGTGTGCGCGTCGTGTGCGCGCAGGCGCAGGTAGGCGCGGGCGTGGGCAGGTGCGCATGGGCGGGCGTCGGCGCGCAGGTGTCCGGGTGCGGGCGCGCGGGCGTGTGCGCGTCGTGTGCGCGCAGGCGCAGGCAGGCGCGGGCGCGGGCAGGTGCGCATGGGCGGGCGTCGGCGCGCAGGTGTCCGGGCATGGGTGCGGGCGGGTGCGCTTGCTATGGTGTCGGCCTGCCGCCCATCGGGGCAGCTGCCAGGCCTGCCGGTGCTGCCGATCATCTGCCGCCACGCTCTGCCACGGTTTGCCACGAAAAACCCACAAAAAGGAAAAAGACCCAGCAACAAGCAAAATCGCCTGTTGCCGGGTCTCGCCCGCCTGGCTGCCGTCAATCATCATCCGGCGCGGGCAGTGGTGTGCCCTCGCCGCGCATCCGATCCGCTACGGCGTCCAAAATGTACCGTTGCAGCGGCTGCCCTGCCGCCTGGGCTGCCGCGCGGATCGCGGCGCCCTGGCTTTTGTACGGCTGGATCCGGATCACGTCCAGCTTTGCGATGTGCGCGGCGTTGGTTGCCGCCTTTTTGGAAGATAATGCCATTTTAATTCTCCCTCCTTGAGGCTATTTTATCATAATATGCAGCATGAGTCCATGTTCATTTTGCACAGAATATGCTCATGCTTTTGTGCAAATTGGAGAAAACATATGCTCATGCTTGACAATGGCATGAGCATATGCTACCATACAGACACAGCAGCCGACTGGCGCACGCCGGACGGCGCGAGTACATCCCGGCAGGAGGAAGAAAGGAATGGACGAAAGCACGAGCGCAAAAGAGCTTGACCGTCTGGCCGACTGGCTGACGGCGCAGGGCATGACACCGGCGCAGGTGCTTGAGTGCCTGAAGTACATAGCAGGCACGAGCGCACCGACCGCCGCGGGCAAATAAAAAAGGCTCAACCGGCACATGGTTGAGCCAAAGCCCGCGCAGGGCTGGCCGCTCCTGTCAGCGGCCACCTTGATTTTATCAAAAAATTCGCTGCTAGTCAAGATTTTGGAGGCGCAAAGCATGAAAACCAAAACCATCAAAACCATCGGACGCTTTACAGCCCATGCGGGCAAGGCCTTAAAGGATGCCGAAAGTATTTACTGCCAAGTCTCCGACGACGGGCGTATCTATGTCGGCACCGGCTCTTTTATCCTCTGCATGAACAGCGAGGAATACACCGCCGCCGTGCAGCCTGTAACGCATTGTGACGCGGGCAACTGGACGATTGATAGCAAGGGCAGCCGCACCGACAAGCCCGCACTTGACGCGCAGCGGCTTTTCAATCAGGCCGCCCAAAAAGCCACGAGCGCGCCCACGCTGGCCGCCTGCCCGATCCTCTTTCAGGCCAACAAACCGGGCCTGCTCTTCGCTGCATATTTTAGCGTTGCGGGCAATTTCGCAGCCGCTTACAGCACCGCCTACATTGCAGCCGTCGCGCCTGGCGCCGAGATCCACGCAGTCGGCCCGCTGGACCCTGCATTTTTCTTCCTGGCCGGTGAACCCGTTGCAATGATCCTGCCTGTGCGGATCAAGCCGGAACAGGCCCGCGCCGTCAAGGCATACTTTACCGAGCCGACCGACGCCGAGCGCACCGCCGAAAAGCTGCAAAACGAGCTTAGCGCCTGCAAACAACGGCTGGACACGGCACACGCTGCAATTGACGATCTCCGCGAGAAGAACGACGCACTCGCCGCCGAGCTGGCCGCCGCGCAGACCGCCGAAGTCCAGCCGGAACCCGCCACCGAGGACGCCACGCAGACCGCCGAGGACGGCGCGCAGACCGCCGCCGAGCGGATCGCGGCCCGCTGGGCACAGGTGCCCGGCATCACGGCCACGATCAAGGGCGCACAGACCGCCGCGCCGGTCGTATGGATCGCAGGCGACACCGAGCAGCACGCCGAGACGATCAAGGCCGACGGCGGACGCTGGAGCACCAAGCGCGGCGCGTTTTACTTCCGCGTCGCATAACCCCGCGCCGGATACCTTGACGGGCCGCACCGCAAAGCGACCCGATCCCAGACCGAAAAATCACCAACAACAAAACAGGAGGTTAAAACCATGAAGAATACCACCAACAGCGCCACGCCCGAAAAACGCGACGTGTACGCCATCGTTACAGATCGCATCATTGCCCAGCTTGAGCAAGGCGTGATCCCCTGGGAAAAGCCCTGGACCGGCACCGGCGACGGCGCGATCAGCCACGGCACCGGCGCACCGTACAGCTTTTTGAATCAAATGCTGTTAGGCCGCCCGGGTGAATACGTCACCTTTAACCAGATCGTCGCCGAAGGCGGCCACATCCGCAAGGGCGAAAAGCCTGGCGTAGTCGTGTTTTACAAGCCGATCGCCCGCAAGACCGGCAACACGATCACCGACGACGACGGCAACGAGATCGACGAGACGCGGCCCGGCTGCTGCCTGCGTTACTATCACGTCTGGCACATCGACCAAGTAGAAGGCATTACCGCCAAGTATGCCCAGCCCGCAACGCCCGCGGCCCCCACGTTTGAGACGGTCGAAGAGGCCGAGCGGATCGCCCGCAACTACTTGACCGCCCAGCGCATCCGCCTGGACCACACCCGCGGAGATCAAGCCTACTACGCCCCCGGTCGTGACGTGATCTGTTTGCCCCTGCGCGAACAGTTCCGGACCGCATCCGGCTACTACGGCGCCCTGTTCCACGAGGCCACCCACAGCACCGGCCACAGTAGCCGCCTGGATCGCCTGCGCCGGAACGCCCACTTTGGCAATGGTGAATACAGCAAAGAGGAACTTGTTGCCGAGCTTGGCAGCGCCTACCTGCTGCACCACACCGGCCTTGATACCGCCGCCGAGACGCGCAACAATGCGGCTTATATCCAAAGTTGGCTTCGTGCCCTGAAGAACGACCGCAAGATGCTGGTATGGGCCGCCGGTAAGGCCGAGAAGGCCGCCCGCTTTATCCTGGAGCAGCCCGAAGCGGCCACCACGCAGGCACCGGAACCGATCCCTCAGCCGGAGCCCAACGAGCCGACCGCCGCACGGCCCGCCCGCACCAAGGAAGAGATCGCCGCCGCCAACAAGGCCAGCATTGCCGCATTTAACCAGATGATGCGCCAGCGCCGAGCTGCCCGGCAGGCCGCCACGCAGGCAGGCGAAACCTCCGCCGCATGATCCACCCCCACCCGCAAGGCCGACGGCCACCAGGCCGCCGCTGGTGCAAGTCCAGCCGCTCACGATCCACGAGGGCGGGCGCTCATGGGTAAAATTCAAAACGTGTCACAAAGTGACACCCCAACACAACAGGAGGTAAACCATGCTTCGGAAAATTTTGATCACTTCTATTCTGGGCGCCGCCGTGGTGCTTTCCCACCCGTCGCAAGCGCCTGATCCTCAGCCGGCAAGCCGCTACACAAACCGCTATTTTTTGTCTGCGACAGTCGCCGAGATGCACCCTCACGGGTGGATCGTCCTAGTGGATGACAACGGCGACGAATGGTACTACAACAGCGACGAGCTGCACAGCGGCCAGCGCGTGATGCTGATCGTTGATAACCACGGTACGCTCGACGATCTCTGTGATGACACAATAGAGGACGTGCTCTATTGTGACGGTGCCGAATGCAAGGAGGATTGAACGCATGTACAGCTTAACCGTCCGCCTGCTGGTGCTCTGCCACTACACCGAGTACCAAGCGCAGTGCATCGCCCCTCTTTTGCTCGCCTTCGTCGCGGTCGCCATCGTCGGCGTAGTGGCCGCCGCGCTGGTGCCTGACGAGGCCCCACCGGCCCGCCGACCCGCTGCAACGCAGCGCCAGGCACCGCGCGCCACCAAGACGCGCGAGGATCGCCGCCGCGCTGGTTGATCCACCATACAGACAACAGGAGGTAAAAACATGAGCAGCAACACCGCCACCCTCACGATCAACGGCCAGCAGGCCGCTGAGATCGTAAGCTATCGCCAGGACCGCGAACACAAAGAATGGACCTTCACGACCGCTACCGGCGAGACGATCCGCATCCCGTGGGCACGCATCAAGATCTTTCGTTCCTGCCCCGCGCTTTCCATTATCACGTTTTAACTCCACACCCGGACACCTTCGCGGGCCGCACCGCTTAAAGCGACCCGACCCAACCACCGGCACACAAAAAGGCCCGGCAGCAGGATCATTTCAAATCACCTGCGCCGAGCCGTGCTAGGTCTGTTTTCACTTTTCGTTATCTGGCATTGGCACGCCGTCGCGCTCCATCTGCGCGGCCACCGCATCCAGAATATACCCTTGCAACGATTTGTTAGCCGCCTTCGCCGCCGCTCTGATCGCGGCGCCTTGAGCCTTCAAAGGACGAATCTGGATTGCATCGCACTTTGCGTTGTACCGGTCGTTTCCTTCCCTTTTTGCTTGTGTAATTGGCATTTTCATCCCTCCGAGATTTATTATACCTTATAGTGCCGATTCACGCAACCGTGAACTTTCACAATTCACGCATGAGTGTTATATGCAAGTCTACAAATTCACGCATGAGTGCTTGACATCGTTCCCGCATGAGTGTATATTTAAGCCATTCCAAATGTCAAGCGCGCCGGACACCTTCGCGGGCCGCACCGGAAAAAGCGACCCGACCCCACAACCCCGGCCAGACCGGGAAACAAAAAGTGTCACAAAGTGACACCCACAACAATAGGAGGAAAGAACCATGAAAACCACGAAATACTTCCAGATCCACGGCATCAAGTATCGCGCACAGCGCACCGGCTCCGATTGGGAGATTTACAGCCAGGAGATCAACGAGGACGACACCCGCCGCTGGGAACTCGACGACACGACCGAGGGCGACACGCTGGAAGAGTGGAAAGCCGCCACGCGTTCCCACGGTCCCCGCCCTTACGAGGAACGCCGCCGCGTCGAGGTCTTGAAGAGCACCGACCACGCCGCCGCGCTTCCCTGCCTTGTCCGCGTCACGGTCAGCATGGACGGCGGCCGGCGCTGGTGCTACGCTGATTCCCACGACAAGGGCACATCCTACCGCACGCTGGAAGAGGCCACCGCCGCCGCACACCGGCTCGCAGATCAGTACCGCAAAGCGCACGCCGCGTAATGCGGCACAGCCCGCAAGGCCGACGGCCACCAGGCCGCCGCTGGTGCAAGTCCAGCCATCCGCACGGATGGGCGCTCATGGGCACAGCCCACACACAACAAAAAGCAGGAGGTAAACACATCATGCCCACCACGCACTTTGACCGCTACGAGGCCCTTATGACGCAGGCCGCCGCAAGCGATCCCAGCCGCACCGGCAGCCGCGAATACCAGGCCGCGCTTTATATCCTGGCATCCAGCGAAACGCTCTTTCGTTTCGCTTCGCCCTGCGTCACGGGCGACGGCATCAACTTCGACGAGATGATCGCCGCCGTTCTGCGCGGCACCTACGCCAGCTCCGATTTGACCGCCATTCAGGCGGCCTACAATCTCTTTAACTGGGGAGGCGATACAGACGTAACGCCGCGCGATCTGTCCAGATGCACCTTTGCCGTGCTGGACGTGATCGTTTCGGCCATTTACGTCCTGAAAGACGGCCGCGAGATCACCCGCGGCGAAAACGGCGAGATCGTGCTGGACGCCACCGGCGAGCAGCGCATCCGCAGCTTCGAGGCCGGTTTTACTCGCCACCTGGAACGTGTCACAAAGTGACACATTCTGCCTGCACCCGCAAAATGCCCCTTGATAATGCAGTAAAACCGCTGTATTCTTTTATCAAGGCCCCCACAAAGTATACGTGTACGAAGGTCTTGTTGCTTTCGTGAAATTCCGTCGAAAAAAACAGCATTTCCATTTCTGCACGAAAATTCCATCAGTGCGCCAAAACTCCATTATATTCACAACGCAGCTATGTTAATATGATCTTGTGAAGCGTGTCCTTCAACGGCTCCGATCTGGCAAGAGATCATCCGGCGAAGTTCACGCTTCCGTTTTTTATTTTCCCTCAACGTAAAGAGGGCCGCGCGTTTCCGCACGGCCCTGGCCCCCGAAAGGAATATTCCAACGGGCAGCTCTGTGTGTCCATTTTACACGATTTTCTGCCCGCGCACAAGCGTTTGTGCCCAATTTAACAGGTTTTTGCCCCAACCGTTCGATAAATCCGAACAGTTGGGGTTTTCTTTTGCCCGTTTTCCCGGTTCGTGTTTGTTTCTCCTGCGGCATTCGATTGTTTTTCGGAAGTGGCGCATTTTCGCGTTATTAAAATTCTCTGGTTTGGTCTAATTTATAGTCTGTCATTACTTACCCGGTGCCATGATTCACAGGCAGGCCGACGCAGCCGCTGCGCTCTGCTCCGCCTGCCGTTCAGCTTTTATTTACGCGCGTTATACGCGCGCGTGAGTAATTCGTCCACCATCGGCACGTTATCCAGCAGTTCACCCATTCTTGTTACTGCCGCATCGCGTAGCCTTT